CCTATATGAGTTTTTGATTAAACCAATTAAAAAAGATGGTTTAGAAACAAAATGTCACATAAAAAGAATTTGCGATTGTCCTAAAGGTGATTTTGATGAAAAATTAAAAGAAGTAAAAAAATCTTTAATTAAAAACTTACAGGACAAAACCGTTCATGGAAAATTAATTGTATTTAGAATTAATCATAATAATAACTACCCACTCAAAGAAACCCTAATACCTATAGCAAAAAGAAAAATAATGAACTACATGATTCAGTCAAAGATTATTAAACATAAAAATTTGACAAACAAAATCTAATTTATTATTTTTAAAATAAAAAGTTATGGGAAATATTAAACAAAGATCGTTAAACGAGTTAAGACAAGAAAAAGAGTATGGGTACAAACAACCATTATCTCACACAGAAAAAAAATTAGAAAACTGCACACAGATTTATTCTGATATCAGAAATTTGGCAAAAAAATATCCTAACGATATGGATTTAGGTAAACAAGTAAGATCATACTTAATTGAATTAGGTTTATATGAGTAAAGAACAAGTAATCACAGACTCACAAAAATTAGACTTTATTATTAAAACAGAAATGAGAATTTTAAATGCAATATTTAAAGGTCACAAATGTAGTGATAGTGATGAATTTGCTGAAGATAGAAAAATAATTAAACAATATAGAATTGAACTTGGATTAATAAAATAATCAAAAAATGACAGAGAAAACAGAACAAGTAAATCATCCACAACATTACGGAGGAGAAGATAATCCATACGAAGCAATTAAAGTAATTGATGCTTGGGATTTAGGGTTTTCTTTAGGTAATACAGTTAAATACATTTCAAGGGCTGGTAAGAAAGACACAGATAAAGAATTACAGGACCTTAAAAAGGCTCTTTGGTATTTAGAACACCATATAAAACAATTGGAGAAAAAATGATAGAAACAGGAAAAATAATATGAACTTCACCACACTAACTGATATTTATTAGTATGGAGAAGTTAATGTTAAATAAAAATGATGTCGTTAATCAATATTTTTTACTGAAAAATATACATAAAGTTGCAAAACATTTTAAAGTATCAAGTACCACGATTAGTAGAATTATTAAATCAAATGGTATTGAATTAACTAATAGAAGGTATGTCGTAAATCATAATTATTTTGATAATATTGATAATGAAGAAAAGGCATACTGGTTGGGATTTATATATGCGGATGGATATATACGAGAAAGAAAAAGTGGTAATTCGTTGGAGATAAAATTATCAATTAAGGATGTGGATCATCTTAATAAATTTAAAAAATGTATTGAATCCAACCATTTAATAAAAGAGTCATATGGTAAAGTTAAATACAAAGGAGGGGTATCAACATCTCATATGGTTCATTTAGCTATGTACTCAACAAAATTAGTCAATTCAGTTAAATCAGTTGGTATACACTCAAGAAAAACATTTACAATTGGTAGACCTAATATTGATGATGATTTAATTCCTCATTTTATAAGAGGTTATTTTGATGGTGACGGATCATTTTCCTTTAACCCAAAAAATTATAGTATTAAAACTCAAATTGTTAGTGCTTCAGATGAATTTAAACAATTTATTATTGACGAACTCAACAAGAACAATATAAAAATAAATTTATATTCCGGTATAAAATTACAAATCCAAAATAAAATGGATAATTTGAAATTTTACAATTACATTTATGAAAATGCTAACATTTATTTAAAAAGAAAAAAAGAAAAATATGAAGAATTTAGAAGATATTATGGGTACAATAATTAATGGTGATTGTATTGAGGTTATGAAAACAATACCTGAAGGATCCATTGATTTGATAGTTACTAGTTGTCCGTATGGTGTGGGTATTGCTTATGATGTTCACGATGATGATGTGGAGTTTGAAGAATATAAAGTGTTTGCAAGAAATTGGTTAACAGAATCATATAAAGTGTTAAAGGATGATGGACGTATTGCACTTAACATACCCTATGAAATCAATAGACAAAAGAAAGGTGGAAGAATTTTCTTTGTATCGGAGATGTATCAGATAATGAAAGAAATAGGATTTGGATTCTTTGGTATTGTTGATTTGGAAGAACAATCACCTCATCGTAGTAAGACCACCGCTTGGGGATCTTGGATGTCACCATCAAGTCCATATATCTATAACCCGAAAGAGTGTGTTATTTTGGCGTACAAAAAACACCATATCAAAAAGGTTAAAGGGGAACCACAGTGGAAAGGGGTACCGACTGACATAGAACAAGAAGATGGTACAACAAAAAAGAAAGTGGTATATGAGGAACAAGACAAGAAAGAATTTATGGAGTTAGTCTTTGGTCAGTGGAACTATTTTGCCGATACGAAGAGTCTAACTAAGGCGACCTTCTCTATGGACATACCAACTAAGGCGATTAAAATATTATCCTACAAGAATGATATAATTTTGGATCCATTCGCTGGTAGCGGGACTAGTTTAGTTGCTGCGGAAATCTTGGGTCGTAGATGGTTAGGTATAGAACTCTCACCAAACTACACTGAAGTTGCAAAAACAAGGGTGGAGTATTTTAAAACACTACAAGAAGTATCAGAAGAAAACCAACAGTAAATGTTGGTTTTTTTGTTTTAATTCATATTTATTAGGTATGAAAAGACTAATAAAAGAATCAGGTATTCGCGATATAAATAAAATCGCAAAAAGATACAAAAAAGCAAAAATATATTTTCACCAAGATTTAGATGGTGTAACAACGGCAATCGCCATGAAAAACTATTTGGAACAAAATGGTATTGAAGTTGTTGATGCTGAAGTAATACAATACGGGGCGAAAGAATTTGCGGTTAAAAAACCGGAAGGTGAAGGTGATGTAATGCCGGTTCTTGTTGATTTTGCACACGGAAAACCGATGTTTGTCATACATACAGATCATCACGACACACAGGCTGGAGTGGAAAAAGAAACATCAACAAGTTTTAGAGAGGCAAGATCAAACGTAGAAACAGTTTCACAAATACTATCACCAAAAGAAATTTTTTCAGCAGACGACATTCTTTTAATATCAACAGTTGATTCGGCAAACTTTATTGAACATAAGATAACGCCTGATATGGTAATGAACTTTCTTTTTAGATACGACAAAGATGAGACATTAAAAAGGAACAAAATGTTAATGGGTTTGGTTGTAAATAAATTAATTTTGGCATACAAAAACCATAATAGGTTTATGGAAAGTCTTGTTTTAAATTCAAAACCATCCTTATTAAGTATTTTAAACAACATAAAAAAAATGGCTTCTGAACAAGGGTTTCTTTCACCAGAAGATATGAAAAAAAACCAAGAAGAGTATGTTCAGAGTAGAGGTGTGGAAGGAAAAAACTTAGAAAAAGTTGGAAACATAATTTCACAATATGGTTTTGGTAGTATAAAAAAAGGAGGTTATGATAGATATACACCATTTAAAAACTTCCCTGAAGCCGACTTTTTAGTGACTGGTATGCCATTCGGAACAGTTCAAGCGTCTTGTAATCCATATAAGGCAGAGAGAGCATTAAAAGGTGTTAATTTAGGTGAAATTAAAGATGAAGTTTTACAAAATAAATCAAAAGAATTAAGTTCATTAATAATAACATTTGGCGACATTAAAAGAGTTGCAGAACAAGAAGCGGAAAACAAATCTGTTGGGTTTACATTTAAAGATATGTTGGCAATATATGGAGGTATGCCTTCATTTAAAATGAGAGGTTATGATAGTTTAAAAGATATTCTTAATAATGTATCAAAAAAACTATATAGATATTTATCACCAAAACAAAAAGAACTTTTAGAAAAAGTTACAGTTAATGGTTTAGATGTTATAAAGGCAAATTCCGGAGGACACAAGTGTATTACAAACATTTCAGGTATAAATTTCTTATATAGAAAGAAAAACGGAGTTGAACCACCAAAAAGTTTTGCTAATTTAGTTAGAGAAATACAAGATGAATTGGTAAGAGTTTTAAACAATAAAATACAATCACAACAAGGATTAAAGGAGTCTG